TAATGTTTAGTAAAAAATTTCCCATTTCGATTTTCTCCTACGAAATAGTTATATCACCTACAGCCTTGTAGATGACTTATCCATATGTTGTACTATGCTGACATAAGAAACACTTTCAATTTGGAATAAAAATGAGGGATGTCAGTACCAACACATATCTGATTATATTTATAAAGAAAAAAATCTTAGTAATTAACTTTTGTCCATTCTTTGTCTAGATTAGAACTTGTTAATATACTAATAAATTCCTTATATAATATAACATCATGTCGCTACTATACTAGGTATAAACATGTTTTGTCAAGGGTTTGTTCATTTATTTTGATTATAATGAAATATACAATATATAACAACCCAACAAAATATGTAGATATCAAAATAAAGTCTATCTTTATCTAAGAATCCAAAGTCATTTCCAAGTGCTATTGCAATACAGAATACAATATATCCTAATACAAGTGATGTTATGATAATGATTAGTTCTTTAGACATACTATTATTTAGGCAATAAAAAGGCCCACCGAAGTGGGCCAATTCATTTGTAGTTGAATAACTAACTGATTTTACATCAGGTTGGTTACTTTTACTCTCCTGTAGTACTTGTTAGTATTAGCTGTAATACTTGTATTCTCAGCTGTTGCAGCAGCAATCACTCCAGTGTGGAATGGGTTTGCAGCAATACCGTAACGAGTCTTAAATCCAATTTTTGGTTGGAAAGTATTCTCACCTACCGCACGAACCATTTGTAGTGGAACATATGGGCAGTAGAAGATACCAGCATCGTAAGGTGAAGTACCTTTATAGCCTGTAACGTAGTATTGTGAAGCAGCAACATTTGCAGAATATGGGTCAACATACACTTTAAATCTTCCGTTCATAACACCAGCGAAAGTAGCAGATGTGTCATCAACATTTAAGTTGTTGTTTAAAGCAGGTGTATAATCTAATACTCCAGCCATTTGAAGAGCAGAAGCTACATCTGCAGAACAGATAATTATGTTAGCTTTTCCTCTACGAGTTTGTTGTCCAACAGCATTCGCATCTCTTTCAAGAGCAAACATTAGTCCTTTGAACTTTTCAACACTCCAACGACCATTAGAATCTGTATCTAAATCGAAGATTCCTGCAGTTGTTGTGTTAACTTGCGAACCAGCTACAGCTGAAACATAAATGCTTCTAACTACTTCACGATTTATTTCAGCAAGAATTTCGCCAGAAAGGATATTAGCCAATTCTGTTTCTGCGTCTAAACCATGAATTGCTTTAAGGTCTTGTGCAAGTTCCATTGTGTACTCAGCTTTTAAAGCACGAGTCACAGCGGTAACTGTTGTTTTTTCTATACTAAACGCCATCTCAGCGAAAGAGTTTGCAGTTGCATCCCCTAAAGCTTCACCTTGTGCAGTAGTCATTCCTGTTGGGGAAGTATACTGACCAGCTGATGGGCTGTCGTTTAATGCAGATGGGTTTGTACCTGTCATTGCAGCAGATGTTAAATCTCCAGCAGCGTCATCAGCAGCAAATGCAGAATCAGCTTCATCACCAAGTGCCTCAGCACCATCTTGTGAAGCAAATCTTGCTCTCATTGCAAAGATTAATCCAGTTGGACCAGTCATTGGTTGTACACCACATACATCATATGCGATTAAGTTAGGCATTGAGCGTCTAACTAACGAAATTAATATTGGGTCCCAGTTCTCAACATCCGCACCAGTTGCGTTAGTTGGAGCTGCTTCTCTTAAGAAATTTCTATCTTCTTTAATAGCTTTTTCTTGATTTTCAAGAATTACAGTAGTGACTGCCCTTTTGTACGAATCAGCAATTGGAGCTAAATCCGGGTGTGCAAGGACTGGCGACCACTTTTCTTGTAAATTTTCTGTTTGAAACATTTTTAGTTTTCTCCTTTTATTTACTTTTATTTATATAATTACTTACTTGCACCTTTGACAGCAGTTCCGATTGCTTTTGAATAAGCAGCCATCGAATCCGTTACGTCAATGTCCTGTGCAGGGCCAGTTTCTACATTATCTATGTTTTCAGTAGTTTCCTTAATTGTTTTAGGGAAATAACTTTCTTTTAAAGTGTCAAGTTTACCTTTGAAGTCATCTTCGTTTCCGAAGTCAACATCTTCAGTAAGACTTTTAAACTTTTCAATTTCTGTGTCAGCTAAATCAGAAGACATTTCTGATATAACTTTATTACGAGTTAGTGAGTCATTTCCCTTTTTCAAGTTCATTGATTCTTCTAAAGTTTTATTAACTTTTTCTTCTAACTCTGCAATTTTGTCGGACTGTGCTTGTAACACATCATATTTGTCATCAGGGATGTCAACATAATGGTCTTCGAACAGTTGTTTCAATCCAGCTATAAAGTCTTCAGCGATTTCACCTTTAAGACCTCTTTCTACTGCTAGTTCGTTTTCTTTTAACCATTCTTCAACAACATAGTTTAAGTATGTGTCTACTTTCTCTGTTAATTCAGATTTGATAGATTTAGTACCTTCTACTATTTCGTTGTCATAGTTTTCTTGAAGTCTTGTAACTTCATCGCGAACTTTAGATTTAACTGCAGATTCGAAAACAGTAGCTGCTTTCTTTTTAAACTCATCTGATAAGTCACCTTCTCCACTCATAAGAGCTTCAACGTGTTCTGTAACATCTATAGTTTTGATTCTTTGTTCTACAGCTTCTTTTTGAAGTGCTTCTTTTTCTTTATCAGATTCAGAAGAATTACCTTCCATTTTAGACATCATTTCTTTCATTTTGTCGTAAGTGGCTTTGACCATTTCCATAGGCATGTCTTTCATTTCTGTTTCCATGTCTTTCATAGCTTTAATCATTTCCATTTTGTCCATTTCTGCAACTTCTTCTTTTTCAGAAATTACTTCTTGGTCATCTTTTACTTCGACAGAATCTCCAGCCGCTAAAGGTTTAGCAACTTTCTTTTTACCATCATTAGGTGTCATATCACCTTTCATTGATTTTAGTCCAGATTTCTGAGCAACATCGCCTTTTTTCTCAACTGCTTTTTTACCAGCTGCTGTTCCAGGTCCTGATTTGTCAGATGGGTGTGTTACTGCAGGCCCCATATCTTGTACTTCGCCTCCAGGTGTAACACTTGAAGCGTCAGAAGCTTTTAGCTGTGGTTCGCTAGGAGCTGCACCTTTTTTAGGAGCATCCGCTGCTTCTTCAAGCTCACTAAGGACCTCTGCCTCTAATTCTTCAATAGTTTTATCGATTTCATTTGCCATCGGATATCTCCATTTAAATTTATTATTAAAAATTAATAATTTTTTCTTTGTATTAACATTTATTTATACATTATAACAATTTAAGGAACTTTGCGAGTTCCAAATTTTGTTCTAACGACTGTTTCTTCCGAATTCTAGTATTGATTCTTTCTTTCATCTCTACTAATTCAGACTGTACAAGTGCTCCATGATTCCATACCCACTCTTTACCTTCCATAATACCTTCTACGAAAGCACTAGGAGCAGAGGGGTCTGAAACAATATCAGCAGCTGTAGCCAAATAGAAGTCGTTTCTCACATAACTTGCACCATCTTTCTTTTCCTCTAAACTTCCCATTCCTCTTGAAGAAACACCAAGTTTAGCACCCTCATCCATAAGGGTTTTAACGATTTCACCCATAGGTGTCGCAAGTATCTTAGCTTCTCCTATAAAGTTCTTGCCGTCTGCATAAAGTGCAGTTATCATGTGAGAAGCTCTTTCTAAATTTATTGTTGGACCTTCTGGGTGTCCTAATTCACCATATGCACGCTTCTCGTTGATGAATTCTTTATTGTATCTTGCAACTTCTTTCTGAAGTATTTCCATTGGATATACACGACCATTTTTATTTTTAATGTCGGCCTGCATAAAGATACCTCTAATTTTGTAACTTTTTTTGCCGTCTTCTTTTGCTTCTGTAATATACTCTACATCTTGTACAATAGATTCAGATATTAATTTTACTTTATTCATGATTCTCTCTATGTTGTGTAATTAGCGTCTTTTTTAAATTCTATTAAAACAAAACCAGATGTACCAAGACAAGCCATTTCGAAATCACCAGAAGTAGCTCCTGTATTTACTGCCCTAGATTTAATTAATCCAGCAGAACCATCATAGTGACCAGTTCCAGCAAGGTCAATTAATGTTAAGTCTGAGTCGCCTTGTTCAATAAGTTGAACATGTCCAGTGTTGTCATCAGCACTACCTTGTACTAATCCCCACCAAATTCTACTGATATTTAATTTTGCACCATTGGCATGACCACTTAAACCACTTGCATCTAATATAGCATTGGTAGCAGTTGTATCATTTGAGATATTAACTAAAACTGTTACAGTTCCACCAGCTCCAGCAGCATTTACTACTGTATCTCTTAATGTTGTTGTTGTGAATGCCATCTATATACTCCTATTAAATTGATAGTACTTCTTTTTCAAAGTACGAAATTAGTTCTTTTTCACGAACCTTATTCTTCTTACTAACTGTATTTATAGTTTTATCAAAAGTATTTAGGAAATCATTTGGTTTAGCATCCATTACTTTGAATATATCATCCACTGCAGACTTCATCTTTGGGGATAATTTCTTATATTCTTTAGATTTCTTATGTTCATCTTTCTCTAAAAAAGGTGTATAAAACTTATTAAACTTTATCGCCATCATCCACAACCTTAGTTGATTGAACAAATGTATTTGCGACTTCTTTTCTTTTTGTTTCTAATGCATCACCGACTTTTGCAGCAATTGAACCTTTAAAAGCTTTCTCAGCTTCTAGATTATCACCATCAGATAAAGCATCTATTATATCTTTAGTTTCCATTATCATCTCCTTTATTATTTACACCATCACTATCATCAGACACTTCCATATCATCAGCAGCTATATGAGCTCCTGTAGAATCTTGTGGATATCTAGTAATACCATCTGTACCATCTGGTACATCAATACCACCATCATCAACATCAGTTCCAGCTTCTTTTGCAATTTGTGCTTGCATTTCTTCCATTTCTGCTTCTGTCATATTTAGTACATTCTTTTGTACCCATTCTTTACTATAGAATGTTCCAATGTAGGATTCAATAGAACCTAATGCATCTATTCTATCTTGCATCAGTTCTGCTTTTTTCAATTCAGCAAAATGACCATCTTGTAAAAAGTTATATTGAATGTGTTCTTTCATTTTAGTCCAATCTTCTAAGGTAACAATACCTTTTAGAATTAACTGAGCTTTTAACATATCAGTAAATAATGGTGTAAATCTTTTTCTTAGTCTTTGTACAAACTTAGTAAATTTTAATTCATCTCTAGTAATTTCACTAGCACGACCTAAACTAAATCCACTTTCAGCTTCCATTCTAGAAATAGGTACATTCAATGAACGATATAATTTATTTTGGAAATATTTTATATCTTCTATCTCACCTAAGTTTTGTCCGCCTTGTAGTGTAGTAATTTCTGTACCACGACCACCTTCTCTACGAGGTAACCAGAAGTCTTCTAACATTGACATCTGATTTCTATCATCTCTAATTTCACCTGTAGATGCATCATAAACTAATTTGTTACGATAACGATTCATTACATCTTTTAAATATTGTTCTGCTTTAATCTTTGGAAGATTACCAACATCAATATAAAATATTCTTCTTTCAGGAGCTCTTGATATTCTGTATATAACTACAGAGTCTTCAATCATTCTTAATTGATTCACAGGTTTGATTGCTTTGTGTAAATGAGAAAGTACATGACCTTTATTTTGGTCGATTAAACCAGATGGTACATATGTAATGGAATCATCTGCAATCTTAATACCTTCAGTTATTTGTCCAGCATTTAATCCTTTATCGTTATATAAGTAAAAGTCATCAACACTTTTTATCATATCTAAAGATGTGCCTGGTTTTTGCTCTTTATTAACCTGTCTTACTTTTCTAATTTTTCTAGGGTCTATATATCTTACTTCAACGACACCTTGTTTTGGATTTTTCTTATCAATTACTTTGTGATAAAAAATTCTACCATCAACATACCATCTTCTGAATATGTCATGTCCTTTTACATCAAAATCTAAAAGTGATAATATAACATCAAACTCTTTACGAATTTTATCTTTGATTGATTTGTTATATTCTAGTCTATCAAGAACAATAGCTACAGCTTGGTCACGTTCATTAGATACGATAGCCTCATTGACTATATCATCTACCGCACTATCACATTCTGGTTGTTGTGATATCTCACGATACCTACGAATTAAGTCAACCTCATTCTTTTCTCTACCATCTGTGTTTAGTACTTGTCCAAAAAAACCACCGCCAGCAATTTCGACTGTGCCGTCATCATTAGCTGGTGCTGTGAATTTTTCTTGACTACTAGTGTCTTTGATTTTCTCAAATTTGAAACCAAATAGTTCTGCCATAATAAAATCTCCTTTATCTCCTATTGTCCTTTATTTATAAGGAAAAAAAAGACTGGTTTAGAAGTTAACACCTGAAGCTTCGAAATGTTGATATTCCCAAGTACAATCAAATGTTTCAATAGCTGTAGTTTCAGCTGAATTTAATGTAATTGCAGTTATAGTTTTTGGCCATGCATTTCTAAATATGTAACTTTTTAAAACAGTGCCATCTCTATCTAATTGGTCAACAGATAAGTCTGTTGCATAATCAGCTATATTTGTAAGACCAGTATTGTCTGCAAAGTCATTAATTGCATTATTCCATTTTTCAAGAGCAGTTCTAATCATGAAATCTGTATCATTGTAAAATGTAGTAGTCCATGCTTCTGGTGGTTCTCTATCTCCAGCTATATTAACAGTTCTACCTCTAAAAGTTAAAGGTATAGTTCCTATATTAGCTGATGGTAAAGATGTTGCACTACATAAAAATGAAGTTCTTCTAACATCTAATCCTATTACAACACCAGATGGTTCGTTAATAGATACGCGATATTGGTTACTTCTTGCTCCGCCACCAAGTAAATTTGCTTTAAAGTCATCTATCTGTGCCATGATTAACCTCCAACCTCGCTAAACGATACACCTGTACGAGTAGCAACAAAGTTTAATGTAATGAAGTTAATAGAACGAGCTGGTTTAACATAAATGTCTGCAACAAATTCGTTTCTATCAATAACACTTCCCACGTTATTTGTAGCATCACACTTCACTGAGAAGTCTGTGATACCTCTACGGCCTTGAACATCTCTTAGGAAAGGTTCAATTAGACTTCTAAATTGTGCCCTTGTAAATTCATCATTGAATTCAAAGAGTTGAAACTTAGCTGCAGTAGCAATTGCTTTTTCTAATACTAAGAATAATCTTCTAACATTAATTCTGTCAAAAGCACTTGGTTTAGTTTGAGCAGTTT